GGCGTAGTCTGCCGGACGTACATTCTGAGATAACACAGTCGGGAGACTGCGGACGGCGGGCAGCAGCGTGGGAGCACGCATTATTTCTCATCGGTTTAGTTCTTTTCGGAGTTTAGGTTGTTGTTCCGGGGGTTCGAATCCCCCGCCCGCCGCAAAACCGTGTGAAGGTTTTTTGTTTAGTGTGACAGCAGGAAGAGACTGCGGTTCGCGAGGGGTGCTCCCTGCGAGCGACGGAGCCGGCAGGGCGACGGTTTTTTAAAGAGTTTTCCGTCGGGGGTTCGAGTCCTCCACCGGCACGAAGTTTCAACGCAATTTAATGAATAAAACGACCCGAACATGAAAATCGAGAAACTGACGCTTCCGGCCGCATCCGACCGCACGGCGTATGACATTGCCGACATGATCGACATCCGCTACCATCCGAGCGTGGCGCACGTCCGAATTCTGGATGATCTTCACGCGGAGGTCTCTACGGCCGACGACTGGATGGAGATCGTGAGAATGGACATCGAAACGTTTTGTCCGGACGAGACCTTCGAAAAAGTCGACAGATGGCAGGAAAATTGAGAACAATCGAACAGCAAACCGAAACACTATGAACTCCCAAGAAACGAACCCGATCGATCGCGCGATCCTCGCAATCGACCGCTCCATCCGCAAACACATCGACATCGAAATCTGCGACGCCTATGCTTCGGCTATCCGAGACATATATGACGATTGCGTCCGCATGAATGGCCGTGCGGTATTACCGGACGGCACGACCTTCGATTCGAGCAGGCTGCCGCATCAAGTGTCGCTGCCATACATCTGCAAGGTGTTGCAGGACAGTTCCCGCACACGGGGAATCAGTGAAACAACTGCCGAACCTCTGGGTCGTCGGGATGTGCGGCGGCATAAGCTCGCACAGCTTCGAGGAGCGATTCCTGATACGGTTCGTTGTACGGGATCATCTTCGCAATCCGATGCGCGATACCGTATGTCGACTGCGTTTCACCAACTTCTTGCAGGCGTCCCCTTACGAATGATACAGAGCACGCCAAATCAATTTCTGCTCGTAATCGATCGGCGCGATCTCTGTCGGGAGAAAGCGATAGACTTCGACATAGCGTGGCCAACTCTGAGTGATAGATTTTCAGATAGTGATGAAGACTGGCCCACTTTTGCTGAATAGACTGCGCCTGGCCATTGAACATACCGCGCGTGAAGAGTTCGAGCGTTTCGACGCGCGTCTTCAAAAGCAGGAAATCGAATTCGGAAACCATATATCTAATATTTAAAATGATACGTTCAAACACAACCGCTGACACACCGGAAAAGACCTATACAGAGTACATACTTATGAAGATGTACGCTTCGCTGTATTTTTCGAATAATATCGCCGATTTGCTGACTCCGGTCGATCGTCCCGATCCCAAACTGCGGGAAGCCTCTTTGGCTAATAATTCCCCACGTTCGATTCGATATAAACATTCGGGAACTCTGACCTTAACGACCGTTCTAAGTTATTCAGAAGTCGATGAAGAAACGTCGCGCGTTCGCGACCTAAACAAAACAACGTACCACACCTTACGCATCGCCGACCTTGTCGATCGGTACAATCGAGTAAGGTCTGCGCGTTCGTCGCACCAGGTTCGCACCGGCGTGAAATACCATAGAGACAGTCGAGATAGTCGGTAGCAGCTGCAACGGCTGCATATACCTCTTCGGGTGTTGTCTCCACTGATTTCGGGGAGATGTCGAAACTGAAAACAAACGAATAGACCATATAATGAATTTTTATAAAAAGAATCGCGATGCGACGATCAATCCTAACCCGACAAAAAGGAACGCGAATCCAGCGATTTCGGCGCCTGCTTCGAAAGGTGTCATCAGCTCTTCTGGTTCTGTATCTTGGGTTCGTTTACATACTTCTCGACGAGAACGCATCAGAAGACGATTTAATCGCAGCACTTGACAGAATAAAACGGTTGCGATGGCGACGATACCGAGTGCAATTGATATGGATGCCGATAACGCCAGAATCCGAGCTATGTTCATCGTTCTGTCAGGTATGCCAAGCGACGCAACAATGCCGAGAAGCGCACATCCGCCGACTGTCAATTGTTGGAGAAATCCTTGATGCAGCGTATCTCGACTACTCTGAATTTCTCGCAAAATACGGGCCTGCTCCGGATTGGGTATTCGATTAGATGCAGACGCCTGTAACGGCGATAGAAACGGAACTTTCATAATCGCAGATTTTTGTAGTTGACGGACAAAGATAGCGATTATCCCGTGAATCCGCAGGGGTTATCCGGAGCGATACCGGCACGGGAGCCAATAAAACGACCTTAAAATTCAGTATTATGATTCGGCAATGGATAAAAAAACTTCTCGCACCGATGGTACGAGAAGTTGTGGAAGAGCGGGAAGAACGAGTTAAAGCAGAAATTTATCAATCCGTTCTAAAAACTCTTGAGAAATGTCTGGACGATGCTTCAGAAACCGCTGCTTAGACTCTTGTATGGAGTCCTTGTAGAGGTCGAGTTGTTCTGGCGTCAACGACTTTTTCAAGGCTTTTATACATGTCATGATAGCCCAGAATCTAATTTCAAGTTCATCAGAAGTATTCATAATCGCTAAAATTTGGTTATTGCACGGACAAAGATAGCGATTTTTTGCGGGCACGGCCCGTACCTGTGCAGCTCAACGGCAGAGCCGCCGCCGAGGCGAGATCGGGGTTCGACTCCCCGCACAGGACACGACATATCATGGAAATTTATAAAGGCATACTGTGCATCAGCGGTACGGAGCTGACAGCACCCTCTGAGAATTCGGGGGGGGGAAATTGCTGAGTATCAGCTACCTTCAAAATTTAGTTTCAGAAAAGAAGGTCAATCGGTTGCACCGAGCATCGAAGGGCAGCCCCGCACTGTATGAATACGCGAGTCTTCCGCTGCGCATCCGCCGCGCCTGGGAGGAGCTGCACGGCGATCCGACGAAGCAGCCGATCAAGACGAAAGTCATCGATTTCATCCACTACGACGATAAGGCGCGTTCGTTCTACTCCGAGATGGTTCTTCCTTCCGGCGACACGCTGACGGCCTCCGACGTGCAGAAGTACACGCTCAACGCTTCGGTGTTGGGCGGCGTGCGTGAATACATCTCGTCGAAGCTGGCCGCGCGGAGTTTCTCGGGCCGGAAGACCACGAAGAAGGAGTTGTGGGCGGCCATCAGCTCGTCGATCGACGACGGCGAGTTCCGCAAGGCGTGGGAGCATACGCTTCCGACGTTCCCTGCGAAGCTGCGTGCCAAGTACGAGAAGTTCATCGCCGACGGCTACGCCTCGCTCGTGCATCTCGGGTTCGGCAACAACAACTCGCGCAAGGTGACGCAGCAGATCGAGCGGCTGCTGTGGGCACTCTACACGATGCCGAACAAACCCTTCGGGCTGGAAACGCACGACTACTACAAGATGTTCATGTGCGGCGCCATCGCCGTCTACGACAAGCAAAGCGGGGAGCTGTTCGACCGCGACGCCTTCATCCGTCAGGGTGCGCCGATGGAACTGTCGGCAGCCACCGTCCACAACTATCTCAACCAGGCCCGCGCCCGCGCTGCCGTGGACAAGCGCCGCAACGACTCGCTCTGGTACTCCGACCATCACATGCCCTACGTCCACCGCGAGCGGCCGAAGTTCTCGCTGTCGCGCCTGTCGGCCGACGACCGCGACCTGCCGCGCAAGGATCGCAGCGGCGTCGCCCCCTTGGCCTATTACATCTACGACATCGCCTCGACGGCCGTCGTGGGTGTGGCCTATTCCAGAAAGAAAGACAAGGCGCTGTTTCTCGAATGTTTCCGCGACATGTTCCGCACCCTTGTCAGGAAAGGTCTCCCCATGCCTGCGGAGATCGAGTTGGAACATCACCTCGCGTCGGATTTCCGTGACGAGATGTCGACGATGTTCCCCTTCGTCCGTTGGTGCCGGCCGGGCAACGCCCGCGAGAAGTACGCCGAGCCGATGAACCGTTCGAAGAAGATGACCGTCGAACACCGCAACCACCCCAACGTGGGGCGTTGGTGGGCACGCGGCGAATGGTACACACAGCGTTCGGCGAAGGTCGACAACGAATACGTGGAGAAGCTCTACGATTATTCGCAGCTCGTACAGGAGGATCGCATGGACATCCTCGAATACAATATGGCGCCGCACCCCAATCAGAAGAAATACCGTGGCATGACGCGCTGGCAGGTGCTGCTCGAACAGTTCAACCCGAATCTCGAAAACGTGAACCGCGCCCTGGTGACCTACTGTATCGGCGACAAGATCCGCACGAGCGTGCGCGCGAACCAGTTCGTCATGGCCGCCTGCCGCGAGTTCGTACTGCCGTCGCCCGAGGTGCTGGGACGGTTGGAGCCCAACAACTACAAGGTGGACGCTTACTGCCTGCCCGAAGAGGACGGCACGGTCAACGAAGTATTCCTGTACCAGGGCAGCCGCTTCCTGTGCCGCTGCGAGCCGTTGGAGGCATATCAGACGGCGACGGTCGAACAGACGGATCGCGATCTGGAAATCCGCGAGCAGCAGTTCCGTTACATCGAGGCGTTCAAGTCGCAGGTCAAGAACGATCTGGCGGATGTGCCGCATGTGGGAATCCTCAAACACGACGACCTGCGAGCCGTCGACGAGGTGCAGGATGTCGAGGAGGTGGCCATCCCGACCGCGGCGGACGACCTGGCACCGTTCGACGTCGACACGGAGATCGATTTCGACGCTGTACGCCGTCAGGCCAAGAAGAATCTATCCAAAACCCAACAGAAATATGGAACAGCATCTTAGAGACCGTGTGCTTGCGGCCTTACGCGAGCAGCGGCAGAACTTCGGCGGCAGCGCCGCGCAGTTCGCCGTGTCGTTGGACATCAACCCTGCGCAGCTGTCGCGCCTGATGAAGGGCGACACGGAGGGCGTCGTGAGTGCTCAGAAATGGGAACACCTGGCGCATGTGCTGGGCGTGGAGCGCGACAACACGTGGCGCGCGGCCCGCACGCAGGTCTACGAGTACGTCACGCAGCAGCTCGAAGAGTGCCAGCGCAGCAGCATGTGCGCGATCCTGGTCGACCGCGCGGGCGTGGGCAAGACTTTCGCCGCGACGATCTACAAACGTTCGCACCGCAACGTCGTCTATGTCGACTGTTCGCAGGCCAAGACGCGGCGCAAGCTTCTGCGCACGATTGCCCGGCAGCTGGGCATCGATACGGCCAAGACCTACGACATGCTCTACGACGCCGTGGTCTACGCGCTCAACACGGCCTTCGAACGGCCGCTGGTGATCCTCGACGAGATGGGCGATCTCAAACGCGAATCGATTCTGGAAGTGAAGGCGTTGTGGAACGCCACGCAGTACCGCTGCGCGTGGTACGCCATGGGTGCCGACGGGTTGAAGAAACGCATCGACACGGCCATCAGCAACGAGGTCGTAGGCTTCGTGGAGCTGTTCAGCCGCTTCGGCGGACAGTACAACCACGCTACGCCGGAGGACGACGCCTCGGCGATGCAGTATCTTTCGAAAGACTGCGCGGCGATCGTCAAGCTCAACGCCGACACTTCGGTCAACGCCGCACAGCTCATCCGTCGCTGCAAGGCGAACCCCCGTATGATCTACAACGAACTGCAATTTGCGCAATGAGAAAGCGGAAATACATAAGCGTCAAGGAGCTTACCTCTCGAACGTTCCGTACATTCAACCTCAGCCGGCAGTGGACGGATCATCTGGGCGAGGTCGAGGTCGGCGCGACGATTCTCATCTGGGGAGAATCACGGCAAGGCAAAACCTCCTATGCCGTACAAATGGCCAAGGCATTTGCAATGGGTGACGCACGCACGCTTTACATGCCGTTGGAGGAAGGGCCGAGTCTGTCGTTCCTGCGAGCACTGAAAAACGCCCATGCCGAAGATGCACGGCGTCTGATGATCGCACCGATCGAAATGCGCTTCGAGGATCTCGATGCCGTGATGGCCGAACGCACGGCACCCGATGTCGTGGTGATCGATTCGATCCAGTATTCGGGAATCAACTACGACGACTATCGTTCCTTCCGAAACGCGCACCCCAAGAAAACGCTGATCTTCACCAGCCACGCCGACGGGCGCGATCCACGAGGCACGACAGCGTCGTCGATCAAGTACGACGCCGGCGTCAAGGTTTTCGTCAAGGACTACGTCGCCAATGCCGGCAGCCGCTACGGCGGCGGAAAGCCCTTCGAGATCTGGCCGGAGAAGGTCGCGGAAATGGAACTCGAATAATCTTTCAATCACATTTAAAACTTACGGATATGGCACGACAAAAGAAACAGATCATCGCGGGCGTCACCCGTGAACGGATGGAAGATGCGTTCGGCGAGTACGCTGTGGCCGACGCACGCATTGCGAAGATTCAAGCGGACATGGATGTCCAGTTCACGAAGATCCGCGAGAAATACGCCGACGAGCTGGCCGAATTACAGCAGACCAAAACCGATTCGTTCGAGGTGATGCAGGTCTTCGCAACGGAGCATCGTGAGGAGCTCTTCTCCAAACGTCGCAGCATGGAGACGACGCACGGCATCATCGGATTCCGCACGGGAAATCCTAAACTGAAAAATCGCAAGGGCTTCACTTGGGCATCCGTACTCGAACTGGCGAAAACATTCATGCCCGCTTATGTGCGAACGGAGTTTGCACTGGCGAAGGACTTGATTCTGGCCGACCGCGACGAAGAGGGTATGGCGGAACAATTGACCAAGTGCGGCGTCTACGTGGATCAGGATGAGACCTTCTATGTCGAACCCAAGAAGGAGCAGGAGACGGCATAATCATGGATCGGTCGGCAATATACAGGGAGATCTACGGCTATCTTGCGCGGCTGGGTGCCACGGATCGTAAGGAGGACATTCTGGAACCGTTCGGGAAATCGCGTCTGCGCGATCTGACGGATGCCCAACTCCTTCGCGTGCGGAACGACCTTTGGCTCGAAGCCGACAGGGCGATCAAGGCCAGCCGCAGCGAAGTGCTCTGCCTGCTCAGAGATCTCGGACTCTACCAGAAACCCTATTCGGAGACGTCGCGCGAGTTCTTCGCTCGCGTCGACGCCTTCGTCTCGCAGCCGCGCATCGCAGGGAAACCGTTCCGGTTCCTGACGATTGCCGAGCTGCGCGAGCTTTACGTCAAACTTCGGGCCTTGCAGCGCAAGGGGGTGAAGGTCGCCGAACGGCCTCGTATATTATCCAACTTAAAACCATCGTAACTATGCCGAAGCCGAATTTAGTCTACTTGGAACGCGTTGCCGAGGTGCAGCGTATCACCAAAGAAGAACAGACCAGAACGGGAGCGCCGCTGTCCAAGATATTCCACAGGACGATCGAACCGCGCTTCCGCATATCGATTCACACATTCAGAAAATACATCGCCGAACCGCGGATTCTCGGACGGATCGAGGCGTTGAAAAAAGAGAAAAACCATGAGTAAAATCTTCATACCCGACAAAGATCGCCGTCTCTTCACGCTCGAAGCGTGGATGGCGACAGACGATCCTACGACGGCATTCTCCGTCGTGCTCTTTACAGGAAACAACCTGCTCGAAATCGCAAAAGACGACTTGCATGGCTATTTCGATTTCGAGGCCGCGCAGTATGTCGCAGCTGAATACTACAAGGGCTTCCGCTGCCCGACCCGGCACGAGGCAATCGAAATGTACGACGCACGATTCCGAGGGTTGGACGAAGCTTTCGAGAAGATCGGCGGAAAGCCCGCAAGAACAACTGTCTGGACGAGTGAAGCCGACCCCGACCCGAAGTACAGTTCCAGCAATGCGTTCATATACAACGGCGACTCGGGCGGCGTGGTCAGCATAGACAAGCATAGCATGTTAGTCGTGCGTCCGGTACGGTTATTCAAAAAGTGAGACCATGACCCACGCCTCCCTATTCAGCGGCATCGGCGGCTTCGATCTGGCGGCCGCGGGGGCCGGCTGGACGATCAAAGCCTACGGCAACGCCATAGTCCCGCAGGTGGCGCTGCGGATTTTCGAAACGATAAATGAATACGAACGATTATGAAAAACGATCAGGTAAAAATCACTTTTCAAGACGATAAGCAGAAGGCTGTCGTCCAGATCACCCAGAATGGGAATGAAGTCTCTGTCTCCACCAAATTCACGCCGGAACTCGATATGGCCGGCCCGACCGATACTCCTGCTTTGAATTGGACTGCCGTATTTCTGGAAGCCGTTAAGAAATTGGGAGAGTAATATGAAAAAGATTATGTTCAACGACCGCTACGGCTTGACGCAGGCGGTCATCGAGGGCCGAAAGACCATGACGCGACGCATGATAAGCGGGAGTCCGTTATTGCCTGCCGACCACATCGAGGAGGCTCGTTATTTCGCGGGCTTCATACAGATTGTAGCCAACGATGGGGAAACTCTACTGGAGGTTAAAAGCCGTTATAAGGTCGGCGAGGTCGTGGCCGTGGCGCAGAGTTATAGAGACGTGTGTGCCGGTGGCTTCGAACCAGACGCCACCATATTGCGCCTCTTTGAGGAACAACGTATAGCAGGTTGGACAAATAAGATGTTCACGAAAGCAGAACTGATGCCCTACCAAATCCGCATAACTGGAATCAAGTGCGAGCGGTTGTATGATATTTCGGAGGCTGATTGCCTGAAAGAGGGCGTGCGTGTGGAGTTTGTGAGAAATGATGTGCCAAGGTATTATTATTTAGACTTCAAACGCCAAATAAAGGTATGGTTTGACACTCCCCGCGAAGCCTTCGCTTCGCTGATCGACAAGGTGTCGGGACGGGGAATGTGGGAGCGTAATCCGTGGGTCGTGGCTTATGAGTTCGAACTGGTGAAATAGTTACAAATTATGGAAATATTTAAAGTTGAATTCTCTTGGGTAGAGGAAAGCCCCAGCGGAGGCCCGTGGATGGCTAAATCCGAAATAAAAGTATATGATGCTGAAACCGCAAAAGAACTGACGACAAAGATCGATGCGTTTTTGAATGACGATCGAAACGGATACCGAAAGCATATAAAGGTCGATAATATCGAAAGGATGTAAATATTTTTTCGCAAATCGATCGCCTGCGACCGCCAAAACGAATTTTTTAACCAATATAATTATTATGATTACGATAACTTTCGGTAAATGGGTGTTAGCGCTGGGATTTAATTATTCGTATAATGGCTCATGCTTCTATTCTTCGTTTGCATTCTTACCAACCGTTAGATTTATATGGGTGAGAGTTCTCGACCGAAATCTTTACGAGTTTCGAATCGAGTTCCTGAATTTGTTTTATTCCATTTCCTTTAAGGAAGCCGCGAAACCTGAGAATTGAGCGAAATACGAACGAGCAGATACTTACGGTCTGCTCGTTCGTCATTTTGTCGATATTTTGCGAGAATCTCGCTATTTTATCGATACGTCTCCGATCTCGACGCTGACGGATACGCGTCGGGTTTGCGGTTCGGCCGATGTGTCGATAACCGTCACGGCATACTGTTCGAGGTTGACGATGGTGCTGTCGTGGTCGTGATCCGTGACGGATCGCATTCGGGTGAATGTCCCGGCATAATCGAGCCTCAGATCGCGCAGCACGATGCGCAGGGCGCCGAGCAGTTCGAAATCCTCTACGGCAGGATCGGCGGTTCGTCCCACGGCGGACGTCCGTCCGCGTACCTTCGTCGCGACGTAGATGTTTACGAGCACCGTTCCGCGCTGTACGTGCCGTCCTACCTGCTGCCACTGTATATCCGAGAATTCGATCAACGCGCAGGGATAGCGCAGCACCTTCTCCTCTTCGAGGTGTGCGAACTGGTTGTTGTAACGGTCGACGTATGCGACGAGTTTCGAATCCAATAGTGCATGTGCGATGTCCGTGTAGAGTTTCGCGCGAACGTCTTGGGATTGTCTTTCATCCATGATTCAATGCTATTTAATCGATGTTTCAAATGTCGAATATCTCTTCCACGGCGCGCTCTACGATGCGATCGAGCTTTTGGTCGAGCATCTGGCTGTCGCCCATGAACTGCCGCTGCGGCAGCTGCATGTGGCGTGTGTGGCTGCGCACGGTGTGGCTTCCGGTCTCTACGCGCTTCGTGCGTGTCCGCTCCTTTCCGGAGCTCGTGGTGTACTTTTCTTGTACACGTCCGTAGGTGCGGCGCGTGTGGGCGCGCACGGTGACGGTCTCGTCGACGCCGAAGTTATGCGCGGCGGCATAGGGTGCTTCGGCGGCGATGGTGATGCGGCGGAATGTCGCACGACGGATGCGGATCGAACGACGAAGACGTCCGGACTTCACAAGAATCGCGCGCTTGCGATCCGTATTCTTTTTTCTTGGTTTCCATTTTTTTAATATGCGGCCTTCATACCATCCCTGCCGCTTGAATGAGTCGACGAAAAAGTTACGGGCCGCATCGGCCATGGCCTGCGGGAGTCGAATGCGCACGCGGTCGAGTCGATGCCGAAGTTCGCGCCAGGAGTAGGCGTATCCGTTGACAATGATTTTCTTTGCCATTACAATAGTGTCGTTTGGATGAATTTTTCTGTGCGACGTGCCGCTGTTCGTGCATGTTTCGGATCGATCTCATACCCCACGAATCGGCGTCCCAGTTTGGCAGCCATTGCACACTCCGTTCCGCTTCCGGCGAAGGGTACCACCACGAGCGCACCGGGACGTGTCGTGACCTGAATCAGATAACTGGTGATCGCCTCGCCTTTGACCGTGTCGTGCCCGTAGCGTTTCGATGCACCGGAATCTTGCGGAAACTGTAATACGTCGGTCGACCGTTCGGGAAGATTGAACGGCCGCCGCAGCTCCTCGTAGTCCTTGCGCAACTCCTCGTAGTCCTTGCGCAACTCCTCGTAGTCCCTGCACAGATACTCGCCGTCGAGACGATCGCCGTTGAAGAGGTTGCGAAGACGTTCATAATTCTCTCGGGTCGGCAATTCCCATTGTGAGCCGCGCGTGAACCAATGTCCGGCCATGCAGGTATGCAGGGCATCGTTGACACGCTTCGGTGTGAAGCCCGCCCGTTCCATTTCCGAGATCATGTAATCTACCAGGGGCTTCATGCACCGTGTCCGGCACATCCCCTGTTCGTATTCGAATACACGCAGAATCTTCCGAGCCTCGCCCTCCCGAATCTCAGGCTTCGACTCGTAGAGCAGGAACCTGTCGAAATTCGGGAAAAATGAGCGTTGTATATCTTTATTGAAAAAGGAATTCACCCCATTCATTCTCATCCACACTCCTGCATTTACAAATGTGAACAGTTCGTCGAGAACGACCTGCGAATAGGCTATTTTCTTGTCACTGCCCCACCATATCAGCGTACCGTTGTTTTTCAATAAACGCCGGCACTCTTCACCCCAGCGGCGGACATCGTTCAGGTAATCGTCGAACGTCGGCCATACGAAGTCGAAATCGCCTTTGTACTGGAAATAGGGCGGGTCGGCGATAATCAGATCGGCGCAATGGTCGGGCAACCGATTTTTCATAAAATCGCAGTTGTGTACGACATTTTCGGCAATTTCCGTCATAATTTTTTGGAATTAAGAATTTGATGATGTATATTTGCATTGCATCTTTACGGCAGTCTTCGGACTGCAAGTCCTGCCTGCGGACAGGGCCACCCAAGCGAGCCTCTTCGGAGGCTCGTGTTTTTTAGAATCTTTCGACCTCTCCATCGGGAAATATGACGATAAGTTCATCGAGCCGGTTGTCGCGCTTGGCTGCCGTGGCGCGTTCACGTATGCGGTAGTTTTGATTTTTGCCGCCCGTTGTCAACCGCACTACCACTCGGCGCGCCTGCTGCGCCGCCTTGTTGATGTTGCGCACCATGTTATTGGGAGTAGTCTGTTTGATCTCGAAGACGTGTCCGTCGAAAATCGCGTCGGCATTTTTGCGGGGATCAGGCGGCAACTCGCCGGCAGGATAGAAGCGCCGTTTCACCGCTACATCGTCCTTGTGAATATCCGGCAGCAGGGTCGCCTTGCGGACGATTCCTTTCCCGAGCAGGATGTCCGTTGCGGCGACGTTCTGCGCCTGTTCGTGGTCTCTATGCAGGCAGCTCACCTCCATGGTGTGGCCTTCGGGCGTTTTGGTGTCGAAATATGTGTTTTCGATGGGCGTATATTCGAGTGCGCGCGAAAAGGTTCTGCTGTCGATCCCTTTGAAATAGGGGTGGTTCTTAGGAAACAGCAGGCCGGACTTCGCCAGATTGGTCTTGAACATATCCGGTATATCGTCGGGCATCCGTATGAGCTTCTGCGGTGTCGCGGCACCCGATACGACCCGCACCAGACATCGGCAGTTCCATCCGTTCGGCGGGTAGATCGTATCCCATATCGGGTCGCTCATGGGGCGTTGCAGGCCGTTGAGTGCAGCGTGCGAGGCGCGCACGCGGTCGTCGCCGACAGTCACGTAGCGTAACATGGGATCCCCGCCGCGCGCTTCGAGCGACGCCCACTCGGAAGCCGTCTCAGCCGCGCCGATGGCCGTGTCGTATTCGGTTCGAAGATAGTCGACGTTGTAGCGGCTGTCGATCTTGCGTGCCTCGGTTTGGAACTCCGAGAAGCTGCGCACGCGCCCCTCATCGTCGGTGAGCGCATCGGTGAGGGTTCGCAGCTGGTGGTGGTTCTTGGCCACGGAGAACTGGTAGACATTGCGGCGGAGGTTCTCGACCATTCCGAAGTCTGTCGTGCCGTACTCGGGCGTTATGGCTTGCTTCCCGTAGCCGTCGATAAGCGCTTCGCGCAGCTCATCCTCGGTGAAGGCCAGCGACTGCCCGTCGAATTCCGGCGCTTCGCCCTCGAAGATACTGCGCAGTGTCTCGACGGCGACGTGTCCCCCGTCTACCTCTGCCCGTACATCCGATCCAGCTCGGCTACTGCCGGGCTTTTTTTTTTGAGCTCGGCCGTTGCGAACAGTCCCGTCGATTGCTGTTTCACGCCCGTTATTTCGATGTTGTATTTTTCTTTAAAGTAGGCAGGGTCGACCTCGTAGTTGGCCAGTATCATCTGCTCGATCTGCAACTGTTGTTCGGGCGTGTAGCTCACGGCTTCGTCCCACACGAACTCGTCGTCTTCGGTGAAAGGCAGCCCCATGTCCTGCAACTTGGGCAGCAGCTGCCAGTTGACCATCGAGGCGATCATCGCCATGCGGGAGTGTACGACACGGTTGAAGATGTCGAGGTGCGTTTCGGACTGTGAGAGCGACGACCCGTCGTCGATGGTCATCGTCTGGTTGAGAATGGCCTTCGAGATGTTGGTTTGCGCCCGTGCGATACGCTGGTCGAAGACCTGAAAGGCATCTCCTCGCTGCGTTTCGAGGAACTTGATCTCGGTACCTTCGGGGAAAAGTCCGAATGCCGCGGCGCCCATCTGCCGCAGCGCCGACATGATCGTGGCCTTGTCGCTGTCGTCCGTGGAGGTCGTCGTCGCCCACCGCACGGGAATACCGAACAGTTCGCCGAACGAGTCCCAGAATCCCGACATGTTCTTGATGGATATGGCTTCGGGTGCCACTTTAAGCAGGAACCCCAGCGGCTCGTCGGCATTTATGTCGATGAGGAACCGGTTCAGGCGGGGGTTGTTGCGGTAGTCGATACCCATCGACAGGTCGTCGTTGATGTCTTTCAACACCAGTCCGTACTCCGGCACGACGTGCTCGCGCGGAATAAGGTGTACGCTGTCGATCGTCCGGCGTCCGCGCATTTCGACGACATTTCCCAGCTCTACGAGTGAATTCCCCCACGCCTCGGCATCGAGGGCGTGGTGCATCAGGTCACGGAACCACGGGCAGGAGATGATCGAGGTCTTCTCCGGCAGCTCCTTCGACGTTTTCTCCGAACGAATGTAGAAGCGTCGCTGCATGACGGCCGTCTCGATCTGCCGCATACAACCTTCGACCTGCGTGTTGAGTACGACGTCGGCGTAGACGTTGTAGAGATCCGCCCGCCGAGGATTCTCGACGTCGGCGGCCGCCTCATGCGCCCGCCGCCAGCGTCCGATGTCTTGGCGGTAGAATGCGCGTGTCTGCTCGTCGATCTCAATCAGCGCGCGGCTCCGCTTCTTGATCTCTTTCGCAACGGCCTCTACGCCGTGCGGCCGCGGCTTCCGGAAGATATTAAACAGATCCATATCAATATTCATTTTGCAGTTTCTCTTCGCTTTCGAAGCGTATGCTCGAATAGTATTCGGGATTCTTTTCGGGATCCGTTCCATCCTCCTCGGGGTCTGTCAGCGACGGTATTCCCGCGCCGACTTTCCCCGCTGCGACCTGTTCGAGCCAGCGTATGGCAGCCTGGTAGCGGACGTATCGGATGTCGTCGTCCGTCAGACGTCCCGGCAGCGACGAGAAGAGCAGGTAGAGCGTGATGTCGCAGGCAATCATCACCAGATAGGGATTGCGAGCTTCGCCCGCTTTGTTGAATTCGGAGCCGATGCGATACCGTTGGTAGAGGTAGTTGCGCATCGTCGAACAGGCGGTGCGTGTGAGCGCCTCCATCGACGTGAAGCCTTCGGCCAATGCGGCGTCGAAGTCGTCCTTGGCGATGATGTTCAGTATGTCTTCTTCGGTGATGTACATCTTGCTATGCCGTTTTGTACAGTGCCTTTCTCTTCAAGTCGTCGGTCGTGACGCCTGCACGCAGCAGATGTTTGCGACGCAGGTATTTGACGTCGAGCGTCGTCCAGACCTTCAATCTGCCGCCGACGTTGAACACGTAACAGCGTTTTCCCGTTCGTGCGTGCAACGCCTCGGCCTCGGCGATGGCACGCATCAGGCGCCAGCGCGCCCACTTGTTGCGGATAAGTTCGAAAAGTGTCATGTCAGTATCTTGAATTTGAATCGCCACGGCTCATCTGTCCGATCATCGGTGAGAATGCGAATGCACGGTCGAAAGCCGCCAGATCGGAGATCGCCCGCTCGTCGGCATCGGGGGAGTCGTCGTGCGTGCGGTATCCGGGTTCTATGCCCAGCAGCTGACGTGTTCCTTCGATGAAGTCAGCGTTGTTCCGCTCACGCTCGTTGTAGCGTATGCGCCCGTTTTCGTAGTAGGGGTAGACCGACAGCAGGCGATCTATCTTCTTGGTCTTGGGTGACGGCACGACCGAGATGTTGAGCTGACGCCCTGCGCGGGCATTGCTCTCGTCGATAGCGCGTCGCAGCGGCTCGTTCCAGAATTGCGATTCGACGCGCCAATGCACGACGACGCCTTGCGGCAGCCGGCTGTCGTAATCCTGGATCCAATCGAGCGTGCTGTTCATCGTGCGCTGCCGCACGTAGGATGCTATCAGGTACATGCGATGATCGTACAGCCCCCAGATGCGTACGGCGTTGAAATCGTTTTTACCCGAATAGGCCGGATCCCACCGCCCTGTGATGTGCCGGAATTTCGACAGCGGCGGCAGCGGCGCCCATACCCTGTCGATCATCTCCTGCGTGAAGACCTTCCCTTCGACCCACGGCCGGTTGTTGTATTCTGCTTCGAAGGCGATCGTACCCAAATCGTGCTCTATCTGTACGAAATGGTCGTCGGGATATTTACTTTCCCAGCGCGGCTTCCGTTCCGGCCCGACGGTCGCATCGACACGGTGTACTATCCATTTGGGATTCCGACGTTCGAGTTCTCCCTGAATCGTTCTGGGTGCGAAGTTGTTGTTCGGTACCAGCAGGCGCCGCACGGGGCCGTCCATCGTCGGGATCAGAGCCGTGAGAATCCAGTTCGCCATCTCGTCCTGCCGCTTCGGATTCTTGACCGTGTCCTTGTCTTCGAGGTCGTCGCAGATGCAGAGGGTAGGCCGTCGCGCACCTTTTCGCAGACCGCGCACCTCCTGGCCCATGCCGAGTGCCGCGCCGATGAATCGCTCGCGGCAGACGAAGTAGTTGTCCGACCATTGGGATGTTCTCTGTGCGCCGAAATCGGCGATCAGACGCTCGTTGCCCGCGAATTCGTCGGCTATGTCTCCCAGCAGTTTCTTGGCTTTGTCTTCGGTGTTGCCTACCAGCACGAGGTAGATGTCCTCACCGTTGATCCAGAGCCATAACGGGATCAACACGTCGCAGACGATCGACTTGGCCATGCCGCGTCCCCAGCGCACGAGCACCTTGATCGTGAGGTTGCGTTTTACCTTATTTGCCAGATCGACGTGAAAGTCGGGTGTCTCGGCTGTGGCCAGATGCGGGAAATAGGCCGCGACGAAATACCGGAAGGATGCGCAGGCTTTCCGGATGCGCTCCTGCCGCTCCGCTGCGGCCTGCTCGTTGACCGAACCTTGTGCCCGCGCGATGCGGCACCAGCCGTCCCAACGCTGCAATGCCTTGGCTATGTTACCGCTGCCCGCCATCCTTTGTCAGAGAGGTGATGTATTTGTCCTGTATAATGTTCACCGCCTTGGTGAAATTCTCCCAGAAATCCGTCCGTGAAGACATCGTCTCGCGGATCGCTTCGACATGTTCGGCGTGCTGCGTCATCCACTGTCCGAAGGCCATGAAACAATCGATGTAATCGACCAGTCCGACCTCTTTGTCCAAGGTCTTGATCGATTTGGTTATGCGCAGCAACTCCGTGGTATCGATACTCGACGAGTCCTCGCTGAGCAGATCGTCGATACGTTGAAGAAGTTTCGCGACCATTTCGTGTCGGGATATGCGCACGCCGGCGCGCTTCTCCTTCCAGCCGTAGCGCTTGACCCACTCGGAGACGGTCGACTCCGAGCGTCCGACCCTCGCTGCGATCTCTTTCTGCGAGCATCGCCGCATGAATAAATATTCGGCAAGATCGATCGTGCTGTCCATCTATTAAACTTTTGAACAAATATAGATGTATAGCAGTTCTTAATCTATTATTTGAATATATAATATCAATCATTGAATATTATATATACAATAATTTGATATGACGGTTGGGGATCATTTAATTTGTTGAAAAATTTTTCGATGATCGAAGTTCAGAACAATCACGTCTACGCCTACGGTACCATCGGTGATTCGTATAGCGGTGAAGATTTTGCCGCGGCGCTGCGGCGTGCCGAACGGTACGGGAGTCCCGTCGTTCATCTTCACACGTTGGGCGGCTCCGTCATGGATGGTCTGCTGATGGTCAACGCCGTCAAGTCGAGCACGTGGCCCGTGACGGTCGTCGTCGAAGGCGTCGCGGCTTCGATGGGGGCCATCTTCATGCTTTCCGCGGCAAAAGTCAAGGTCGCCTCGAACGCTCTGATTATGCTGCACAGTTCGTCGTCGTGGGGCGGCGGAAACGCGAAGGAGTTGGAATCGCAGGCCGAACTGCTCAAAAAAACCGACGCTGCGTTGCGTTCGTCATTCACCACACGCGGCATCGAACCGGCAACGGTCGACAGCTGGTTCGACGGAGAGGATCATTGGTTCACGGCCGACGAGGCCCTTGCCGCGGGACTTGTCGATGAGGTCGTCGCTCCGGTCGTCGCGGCGCAGCTCTCGAAGCCGTTGCTGCCGGAGGAGTTGCAACGCATCACCGCATCCCTGGAATGTATATTTTCAAACAATAAGATTATGCTGAACATTTCCGAACTCCTCGGCCTGGCACCGACAGCCTCCGAGGAGGAAATCAAGACGGCGGTTTCTGCACTGAAAGCCGAGGCCGCGAAAGCGCAGGAGTACTGCCGCAAAAGCATCGAGTCGCAGATCTCGGCCGCACTGGATGCCGGTAAGATCACGGCCGAGCAGAAGGATTCACTGCAAGCCTTCGGCGAGAAGATGGGCGCTGACGCCTTGCACTCGCTGCTGGACGGTATGCAGGTGCGCCAGACGCTGCGGGATCAAATTGTGCCCGGCAGCAAAGGCAGCGCGAAGAAGTTCGACGACTACACGCGCGACGAGTTGCTGCGGATGAAGCAGGAGGATCCGACGCGCTTCAAGGAGTTGCTGGACGCCAAGTACCGCGAATAATTACGAAAAATACCATTTAAAGCCTATGAAATTCATCAAGTTCATCGTATGTCTTGTCGTGGCCTTCGCCATCGGCACGGCATCGTTCGGTGCCGGCGCCGGCGTAGCCTTCGCCGCGCTGTCGCTCATTCCTACGGGCGCTCCTGCGGGATCGTTGCGTTCCGGTCTCATCCCGGAGGTGTGGACGAAGGAGTTCGTCAAACGCTTCAACCACATCGACCAGGGAACGTTCCTCGACGGCATTCCCGACTATTCGCAATTCGTGCGGCAAGGAAATACCATTCATCTGATCGACTTCGGATGCGACCCTGACGTATTGGTCAATAATACCGACTATCCTATCGCCATTCAGGATATGGAAAATGCCGACATCGCTCTTATATTGGATAAGTTGCAGACCAAGGCGACACCTATTTCCGACGACACGCTCATCGACGTGAAGGCCGAGTTTATTCCCGCCGTTATAGAGGCGCACCGCGTCAAGATTTCGGAATATCGCCTCGACAAATCGATTTACAATTTCGCGCCGTCGAAAAATATCGACGGGAAGACTCCGGTATTCGCCACGACAGGCGAGGCCGATGAAACGGGTAAACGCAAGCGGTTCAGCAAAGCCGATGTCATCGCCTTGAAAAAGAAATTCGACGAAATGGAGGTGCCGACTCAGGGGCGTCGTCTGGTGCTGTGTTCCGATCATGTCGCGGATCTTCTGATGGTCGATCAGGCGTTCCAGCAGCAGTACTACAACTACTCCTCCGGTGTCATCTCGAAAATGTTCGGCTTCGACATCTACGAGTATGTGAAGATGCCTCTGTATACGTCGGCCGGCAACAAGAAGGGCTTCGGCGTGGCCGCGTCCACGGGCGACACGATGGCTTCCGTAGCTTTTTACGTTCAAAGCATGGCCAAAGCTACGGGAGAACGCCGGCAATATCGTTCGGACGCATCGACGGATCCGCTCTACCAGCGCAACCTGTACAACGTCCGAGAGTATTTCTTCGCAGCGCCCAAGCGATCGAACGCCATGGCGGCGATCTATTCCGGTGCAGTATCTTAATAGTAGCGGCGTATGTTAAGCGATGTTTCTATCGTCAGACAGCAGGGTCTCGGCAAAACGGCCGTCCGTCAGGACGGCATTGCCGGACTCGTTGCCGACGGCGTAGCGTTGCCCGACAAGGTTGCGCTCGAAACGCCGTTCGTCGTCACGTCGCTGTCGGAAGCCGAATCGCTCGGTATCACGGAACAATACGACAAGACGAACAAGGTTCTGCTGTGGCATCATATCTCGGATTTTTACGCCGAGGCACCGCGCGGCACGTCGTTGTACGTTGTTTTGGTTGCCAAGCAGACGGAGATGGTCGATTCGCTCGACGTGTCGGACGGTGCAGCCAGGAAGCTGCTGAGCTACGCCAAAGGTGCCGTGAAACTGCTCGCCGTGACTTCCATGAGTGACGACTGGGATTCGTCGGGCGACAAGGTCACGGCCGCGCAGGCGCTCTATGATTGGGCTGCCGCACGCAACAAAGCCGTGCAGATCTTGCTCGAAGGCCGTGCGTTCTCTCACGATGCGTATATAAAGTTGCGAGAGCTCACGGCAAACCGCGTATCTGTGGTCATCGGCCACGACGCCGCAGTGGCCGCCGAAGACACGGCCTACGCCAACTATGCAGCCGTGGCCCGTTTCATGGGACGCCTCGCGGCCATTCCCGTGTCGCGCGACGCCGGACGGGTACGCACGGGCGCTGTGAACATCGCCACGGCGGGACTCTCCGACGGCAAGAAGGCGACCGATCCCGACTACTACGATGACGACCAGCTCTCGGCAATAGACTCCGCGGGGTATATCTTCCTGCGGTCGTTCGACGGCTTGGCCGGCTGGTTCTGGAACGCAGACTATACGGCAGCACCGTCTACGGACGACTGCGACACGATCCGCATGGGCCGCACGTTGGACAAAGCGGCCGATCTGGCGCGTCTGAAAGCCTTGGAATGGCTGCGCGACGACGTGGAGATCGACGCCTCGACGGGAGAGATCGCACCCGAGGTCGTGCGTTCCATCCAGGCCGACATCGAGACGGCCGTGCTCACGCAGATGAGCGAGGAGATCTCCGGCGTGGCGTGTACAATCGACCCTGCGCAATCGCTGTGGAATGTCGACACTCCGCTGGTAATGGATCTGGCGATCGTCGCGCGCGGCGTGATCGCACACATGAAAATCAATGTTTACTATACCAATTCTCTGAGCGATGATTAACGGAACGGAATACGCCTTCGAGGACGTGAAGATATCCTTTCTCGGTCGCAGCCTGCGCGGCTTCGTGAGTTTCAGTTATGGCGCGAACAAAGCCTATACGAATATCCACGGCCGGGGCAATGTACCCATCAAGCGAGGACGCGGAAAAAAAGATGCGGAGCCCGCGCGTCTGACGATCCTGCAATCGGAGTTCGAGGCCATACAAGCCGCGATGCCCGCAGGTACCGACGTCACGGATCTGGCGCCTTTCAACTGCGTCGTGGCCTACGCTCCGCTGGGCGGGCAGATGATCACCGACATCGTACCCTACGCTCAGGTGACGCGTTATGCCAAAGGTATGACCACCGACGACGGTAACATGACCATCGACTTGGAAATGATTACCGACATTCCCCTGTTGAACCAATAAAACACGATTACAATGGATTTTAAAAAGATTCCTTTCGAACAAAACGATAAGATCGAATTGACCGACGCCGAGATTGCGGCGGCTAAGCGCACCTACGGCGACATCTATCTCATCGAGGTGGACGGCAAGAAGATCTACATGCACCGTCCCACGCGGCAGATCTTCGACCTGGCGCAGACCTCGGCCATGAAACGGCCTTCGCTCTTCGAAGAGACGATCATGACCAACTGCTGGCTGGCGGGCAATAAGGAGATCCTCGACGACGTGGAACTCTTCTACGGCGCCGCTCGTAAGGTCAACGAGATCACCAAGGTTGCGGAGGCGGAGTTAAAAAAGTTATAGCCTCGCGGGGCCGTGTGGCGAGCAACCCCGTGAGGATGGTTAATGCCATGCTCCGATATTATTTCCACCTCGACCCCGACACGCTCACCGACGAGCAGTGGCAGGCCCGCTGGGAGGAGTTGCAGTGGATACGAGAAATTGAAGCGAAAACAATCCGATGAACGTTCGAGAGGTCATATTCGATATTATCGGGAGGGACAGACTCTCCCCGACGTTGGATAAAATCGGCGTGCGGGGAGAGTCTGCACGTAAGGTGATGTCGTCACTCAATCGCCAGACGTTGACCTTCAACGACAATATCAAAACGGCGGCGGCCGAGATTCCCGGCCTTTCGCGCGGGTTGACCATGTTGCGCAACCCTGCGATTATCGCCGGAACAGCTATCGCCGGCACGACGGTGGCGCTCAAACGTGCCACGGATCAGGCGGCGCGCTTCAACCACGAGTTCCGCAATCTTGCGAACCTGAATCTGGGCAAGACCCGCTCCGAACTTCGGCAACTTAAAGAACTGGTCATGTCGACCTCCTATGCCGGCGGTTTCGACCTCTCGAAAACAAACTCGGCATTTTTCGACGTACAGTCCGTTACGGGATTGTCGGGGGCTGCGGCTGCACCTATGGTGCGGAAGGGTATGGAGTTCGCGCGACTGCTGGGCGCCGACCCTAACGCATGGGTGCAGGGGTTGGCGCTCGCGCAGGCCAACTTCGGATTCTCGAACCGCGCGATCGACGATTTCCAATCCAAAGCCTACGCGACGCTCAAAGCCGGTAACATCACCTTCGACCAGATCGCGCAGCTTATCCCCCGCTTCGCGGGTACTGCGGCATCTTCGGGGCAGGGTTACGAAGAGGCGCTGAAAATGTTTACGCTCTTCACCATGCGTTCGTCGTCGCGCGATCAGGCCGCGACGATGACGCAGGCGTTGTTCCGCGACCTGACGAATGCCGGAGTCATCAAGGGGTTCACGGCCGCCGGCGTGAAGATGTTCGACAAGAACGGCAATATACGGCCGGTGTCGACGTTGCTCGAAGAGCTGAGCGACCGTTTTGCAAAGGCTTATGCTAAATCGGGCGATGCGGGCGTGGTCAAGCTTCGCAACCAGTTCGCGGGGTCGGAGGGGATCAACGCCCTGCTGAACACTGCCGCCGACCGCACCGCGACATTCAAGGATCAGCTGCGCAACTTCGCCGATTCGGAACTCGAACTGGCGCGTGTACGCGAGATTGCCAAAGACGACGCCGTGCTGCTTTCGGAGGAACTGCGCAATAGACTGAACGTATCGGTCACACAACTCGGTGAATCCCTCCTTCCCCTACGACTGGGCTTGACCCGCCTTGCATTAGCAGTTGTGGACACCTCAAACGTTTTGCTCTCTCCCGACAAAGGCGGATACAGAACGGGGTATAACAATACCTATCAGATGTTATCCGACTATTACGGGGATTTTGCAGACATGGATGAGAGTGCAAAGCAGAATCTCCGAGCGCACATCGCGCAGTTACGATCCCACCATGAAGGACGCAGAGATAGCTTTATGGGACGCAATGGCGATAAGTGGTGGACGAACATGATTCCGGGGTCTTTCCTGTTCCGGCCGACTTGGGCCGCGAAAGGAGCGATGGCCGAAGGATCGTTATCGGCTCTGGATGCTATCGAACGTGAGGTTCTGGGTGGGACAGACACTGCGACGCCTTTACTGGGCGGCGGCAAGACAGGCGGCACGGCGACGGACGCCGCGGCAATGCAGGCGGCACTCGCCGCCGCGGGTGGCGGGCGGCAGCAGAAAGTCGTTAACGTCACTATCGGCTCGCTGGTGGGCAGCCAATCGTTCAACACCTCGGTGCGCGAATCGCGCGACGACATCACCTCGGTAGTCGAGGAGGCATTGTTGCGCGCGATCAACGGCGCCGAACAACTCGCAATACAGTAATGAAACTGCCCACATCCCTCAAAGACCTGATCTTCGACACGTCGGGCGTAATCTCAGCCGTCGACTTGTACACGTACCTCACGTCACACGTGCGGCGCGTGAACTACGATCGTGAAACATTGCGTCCCGATTCCTATCCCGAAGTGCCGGTCGAAACGCTGGATTCTGCGCCACGCGTGTGGGACGGCAGTCTCACGGGTACGGCGACACGCAGTTCCACGTTGGGCTACGCCGCAGCGCAGCGCGGTGATCTCTTCATCTCGCCGCTGACTGTCGACGGATGGACGTTTCCCGTGGATCCGCTTATCGGCGTGTCCGTCTCGAAGACCGTCGTGCAGACGCAACTCGGCGACGGACGCATACCCGTTATCGAAGAGGTCGCACACAATGGCTTCGACGTGTCGATCAGAGGGGTGCTCATCAACGAGGACAACGACGACTACCCCTACGATCAGGTCGCGCAGCTCAACAACCTCATCAACAAGCGTGGCGGGCTGGTCGTGCAGAACAACATCCTGAATCGCTGCTACGGTATCGAGCGCATCGTCATCCGCAACGCTTCGCTGCCGGGCGAAGAAGGTATGCAGTCCATGCAGGCGTTCACCATCTCGGCCGTATCGGATCGAGACGTGCAACTTGAAATACGGGAGGGCTGGTCATGAGCTTCGTGCCGATAAAAGAGGCCACGATCGGCCGTTACATCTTCCGCACGTTGTCGAGCGTGACGATACGACGTTCACGCAAGGAGATTGCGGCGACGGCCGAAATTACCCTGCCGGCAGAGTATGACGGCAAGTATCTGTGCAACGAGATCAAGGGCGGCGACGAAGTCGTCATCGCACTGGGATATGATGACCGGAAAACCGAGGAATTCCGCGGCTATGTCGTCGATGTCGCACAACGGCGGCCCGTAGTCATCCAGTGCGAGGACGAGACCTATCGCCTCAAACGCATGTCGCCCAAGGCGCGCAGCTGGTCGAGCGTCAAATTAAAGGAGATTATCGCCTACGTGCTGCCGGATGCGAAGACGCACGACCTCCCCGACGTGACGCTCTCGCCGTTCCAGATCAAACCCGGCGGCAGCGTCTTCGACGTGCTGGAAAAGCTGGTCAAGACCTACGGTTTGCAGGCGTTCTTCAAGGATAAGACGCTACACGTCACGGTGCCCTACTACGACATGAACGACGGTACGGTTCGTTACGATCTCGAACGCAACGTCATCCGCCCCGATCTGACGTTCCGCCGCGAGGGCGACGTGCGTATCCATGTACGGGCCGTGTCGATCCTGCGCAACAACAAGAAGCTGACGGCCGACGTGGGCGATTCGGACGCTTCGGCGATCACGACGCTGCACTTCTACAACGTCACGACCGTCGCCGAGTTGAAAAGGCTGGCCGAAGACCGGCTCAAAACAATGAAGTACGGAGGATTCTCCGGCACGCTTCTCACTTTCGGTGTACCATACGCCGAGCCGGGCATGGCGGCCGAGATCCGCGACCGGCGTTTCAGCGGGAACCGCTTCGGCCGTTACATGATCGATGCCGTGACGACGACCTCCGGCACGGGCGGCTTCCGCCGCGAGGTGGAAATAGGCCGAGCATTGAAAAAACAGAACGCACAATGAGCCGACAGGACGAAATACGAAACGGTATCCGGCGCCTGGCCGGAGGTGCGGTGCCGATGCTGCTGCGCATGGGCACCGTCACGGCTGTCGACGAGACGGCACAGACCTGCACGGTACACATCGACGACGGCTACGACCTCGACGACGTGCGCCTCACACCCGTCGAAGATGCGGAGTTGCTCGTCGTTCCCGCCGTCGGGGCATGGGCCGTCGTGGCATCGATCGAGAACAACGAGTACCTGAATATCGTCGTCAGCGTATCCGCAGTGCAGAAGATCGTCGTAAAGGCCGATATGCTGACGATCAACGGCGGGACACTCGGCGGCATAGTCAATGTCGAGACGCTCATCAGCGAGCTGAAAGCCATTAAAGACGATTTAAACATGCTGAAATCGAAGTTTCAATCCTGGAAGGTCGTGCCCAACGACGGCGGCGGAGCACTCAAAACCGCCATAGCGGGATGGAGTGCCGTGAAACTTCGGCCCACGGATCGCGACGCATTGGTCGACGACAAGATAACACACTGATATGAAAGACTTCGGAATCATCTGTGCACCCGATCTCGTCGCACACGTTCTACGCGATGGGCAGGGCCTCATAACGTGCGGCATGGCCATGGGCGACATTCTCGCGCAGAACGAATCGCTGTTGGTCGTTGCGGCCCCCGGCGAGTTCAAGGCCACGCCGACAGTGGGGGCCGGTGCGATGCGGTTCTTGCGCGACGACGATACCGACGCTTTTATCGCCGCCGTCTGCTCGCAGCTGCGCGGCGACGGTATGGCCGTCGTGGCAGTAGAATATAAAAACGACGAACTGAAAATCGATGCGTCGTATGAAAGTTAGGACGGAAATCAAACAGACTTTCTTCGATCTGGCCGTGAGCTATGCCGGCAGCGCGGAGGCTGCCTACGACATCGCCTACGCCGCCGGATGCAGCGTGACCGATACGCCGCCCGCAGAGGTGGAGATCCCCGACGTGCAGAATGCCGCCGTGGCGGCGTATTTCGTACAGCAGCAGGTAACTCCCGCAACGAAGGCCGACGATACGGAAATAAACGGGCTATTATGAGAACATTGAATGAAATAACGGATACGATCAAAGAGTCGTTCGTCAACGATGAGACGATGGCACAGATGTACGGACTCGATGCCTCGAAGACCTTCGACGAACAGTTCTCGCGCGTGAGCTTCGAAGCCGTGCTTATTTATATTGTGGCGATGGCCAGTTACCTCTGCGAGCGACTTTTCCTCACGACGTCCGACGAGGTGACGGCGGCTATCGACAGCCGTTACATCGCCTCGGAGCCATGGTTCCAGCAGCGGGCGATCGAATATCAGGATGGCTATTCGCTCATCTACAACCCTGCGACCTATACCTTCGAGTATGCCGAGCAGGACGAGGCGGCGCGTATCGTGGAGTTCGCTGCCGCACGCTCCTATCTCGACACGAACGACATACGCCGTATCCGTATCCTCGTCTCCAAGAAGGAGAAGGCGCCGCTGAGCGCCGAGGAACTGTCGCGGTTCAGTACCTATATGCAGCGTATTGCACCGGCGGGTACGCGGATGACTTTCGTGAGCAAGCAGAGCGATCGGCTGCGCATCACCGCACAGGTAAACTATGATCCGTTGTTGCTGAACTCCTCCGGAGAACGAATCACCGATGGCGTGAAGCCCGTAGACATCGCCGTGCAGGAGTATATCGACGGCATTCTCTACGGCGGTGTATTCAATAAGACGAAGCTCGTCGATACCATACAAGCCGCAGAAGGTGTCGTGGATGTCGTGCTGCAAAGCGTTTCGACATCGAGCGACGGCGGTTCATATACCGTGCTGGACGGCACCTCCTACGCTTCGACCAGCGGCAGCTTCATCATCGACAACCTCAATATCTCATATCTCTCGCAAGATGCAGATTGACTGGAAGAGACATATCGTTTACAACCTTCCGCTGGTAATGCGGCAGCCGCGCATCGTTCACCTGTTGCGCAGCTTGCTGGCGTCGCTCGCAGACCTGCACGACCGTGCACAGACGTGGCGCGTGGAGTCGTTGCGGCGTGCACGCTATGATTCCTCGTCGATCATGATCGAACGGATGATCTTCGATGAGATGGGGTTGGAAGTCGTTATCGATAATTTCGATGCGGGAAGTTACGACTTCCGCGTGCGGATCCTCTCCGAACAGACGACCTATGACGAAGCGCGGCTGCGGGCGCTCATCGATAAGTACAAAGCCGCCGACAAACGCTATCTGATCGGAAACGGAAACGTATCCTATACGGTCATCTATCAGGATTACACTTGCGAGAAGACCGACGAACGCTTCTCGGTGGAATATACGGCCTACGTCTGTGAGAAGCGCGATTACAAAGAGACCGTCACCATAAGACTCTACGGGCGGAACAACGGTGACGGAAGCATAGAACTCTATGCCAGCACGGGTGGTACCCCCGTAGCTTCGACGATTCATATCACGGCGGCAAGTGCCCTCTCGTTTACGATCAACGAAGGGGAATCTACATCCCGCTTGACGATCATTTATGAAGAACCCGGCGGCGGTATCATCTCCATATCGCCTACGGAAGACAGTACATACAAATATAAATTTGAACCGGATATAATATGGCTTACGTCAACACGGGATACCAGCGTTCGCTGACGCTGGTAGTAAAAAAATACGTCAACGGCAGCGAATCGTCGCGCACGGTCTATAACGGGAAACTGGCTTTCTCCATCGGCCAGAAGTCCTACGGTGCGATCTCGGACACGACATTGGCGCAGATGGATCAGAGCGCCTATGAGGATCGGTTGAATGACTTCATCGAGTATGTCGAGCAGCAAGTGCCCGGGCTCGTCGTCGCAGATGTGACCGAGGAGGGATCCGAAGCACGGCGATACAATACGACGAGTTGTCCGTTCGGAAAATAACGATTATGAAAGAGAGAGCTTATATCTACGCCGGTGAGACCGTAGTCCTGCGGTTCGAGGCGCGCAAAGAGGGACAGATTCTCGATCTGTCGGGGTATGATGTGGAAATAGACATCGCAACGACGGCAATGGGAGTACACCTCGTGAAACAGTCTGCAAAAGGGACGGTCGACATTTCGCAAGCGGCACGCGGAATGCTCTTGTGTCACCTCTCGGCTGAAGACACGGGATCGCTGACGCCTGGCACGGCAACGATCGGGGTACGGCTGTTGCATGATACGTTCGTGCGCATGGGCTTCGATGCTTCGATCGAAGTCTTGCGCCAGGGGGCGACACCCGGCGCAGTGCTGAGCCGCACGGCGCAGCCCGTCATTACGTTGCATACACCATGTATCTGGGTCTATATGGATTTTGCAGCTACGCGCGGCGATGACGGCATCACGCCCCACATCGGCGAAAACGGCAACTGGTTCATCGGCGACGAAGATACGGGAGAACGTGCGCTCGGCGTGACGTATGACGATCTTACACCGGAGCAGATCGAAGAGTTGCGACGTCCGGCCACGGAGGCTGCAACCGAAGCGAATAAGGCCGCACAGGCGGCCAAGAATGCGACGGAGTCTGCGACGACAGCAACCGAAGGTGCCGTAGCAGCGGCGGCAATGGCAAACACCGCGACGGGGGCAGCAACGACAGCAA